TCAACGCCACTGTTCCCGTGGTATCAGGGAACGTGATAACCCGGTCAGCCGTCGGATCCGTAGCGGCAATAAAAGTCTCAAAGTCGTTGGCGGTAGAACCCTCGTAGATGAGCCGCTGGTTGGAACCAACCAAATAAACGTCGTTAGAGAACGTGGACAGACCAGTAACCGCCAGCGTGGTACTGAGAGTAGTGGCTTCCGTCACAGCCAACGTGCCGCTGACTGTGGTAGCCGACCCTGACGTGGACAAGGTGGGTGTTCCCGTAGCCCAGTCCACAATGTCAGTGAAGTTGGCGTTCATCTGCGAGGCGACAATGTTTGTAGCCGCCACGAACGCATTTGTAACCGCCAAAGCAGCCATCTACCGCAACCTCCGAGTCCTATACATGGTAATAATCGACGTTACACCCCATTTGCCCCGGGTAGACACGGTGGGGGAAACGCTAAACCTCAAACTAATAGCCTGCGCTGTCCCAATTGTCGGCCATCTGCCGAACGCATACTTGTCAGACGTGCCCTCCGGCTGCCAATCCGTGTCATCCCAGACACTAACCCCAGCATCCCACACAGCCGGAGTGGCCATGCCACTCATGGTTTTGGAATAACCCACCAACGCTGTGCTAGGATCATAGTTCTTGTAAACATACATTACGATTACAGTAGGGTTGTCTGACAGGACAATGGTGCGTGTCTTCCCCCACCGTTTCGGAAACGTAGGCCGGTTACCCTCAAACCACCCGGTGTGATAGTATGAGTTGATTTCAGATACAGTACCATCGTAATCGTCATAGTCGTAGTTTTGATCAACCTTGGAAATACGGTCGAACGAAGCAACAGAAGTAATGTTGGAGGTTACGGCAACTCCCAAATGGGTGTCGCCGGTAGGGCGATAAGCCAACAAGGACCGTGCATTAGTGTCATGCCGGGTCCACGCCCCGATACGTCCCAGCGACGGGTCCCACACAAACACGTTGCGCCTATTATTCTGACTGGACCCCGAAATGTTGTCATCCGACTGGTAATCGACAGAAACCCACAGCCGTTCATCAAACCACATCAACGACGGCGGCGTATCCAACGTCAACGCTGGTTGACCCACATCATAGGTCATAGACGGCTTGATGCGTTCAAACGCCCACGCCACATCATCATAGGCCAACAAGTACACGCCGTCCTCGGCATACCAGAAGAAAATGCCGGGTGTGGCAGCCACAGGCTGCACCCCGTCACGGCACCCGGCTGTACGCGTAATGTTGCGAACCTCAAACGAGTCGCGGCCAAACCCGTAAATACCGTAGATGCTGTTCTCCTTGAAAACCAGCAACCGGTCAGCGTCGGGGATAATAGCCGTTATATGGTCGCCGTCCTCACCGATGTCGATGTCGATGAAATCGGTGACCGTCCAGTTCTCAGCATCGTTGACTTTAGAAAACCGCACCCGGTTCTTATAAGTAACAGCGTCTTCCAACGTGTACGCAACCCAGACGAATTCCGCCCACGTAGCGACATACCGGGCGCACGGAAAATGGCCGTCTGACCCGTCAATATCTGGGATAGGGGCTGTTGCTGCCGCCCCATCCCACTTCAGAGCAGAACTGGTAGTCACCACCGTATCGTTATGAAGCATCTCCCCGTTCACAATATAGGTGTTGTCGTTGAAAGTCACATGTTGGGGTGGTTGCGCCGTGTTAAAGTTTACAGTAGCACTGTCCACTTGGATGGGGCCGGTGAAGTTGCCTGATGCGTTGTCGTTGTAAAAGATCTGCGACTTCGTTATCGCCGGATCCAACGCAGCAACCAAAACCTGATTCGTACCAGCCTCATAGTGGGACATCAAACTAATAATCCCATTGTCCAACACATCAGAGTTGATCTTCGTCACAGCATCCCTGCGGCGTACACCCCCGCGAGGATCCACTTCCACATTCAACAAAGCCGGAGACTCATTAGAAGCAATGTTGAACTGGTCGGCTCGCAGATTCAAACCACCCTTGAAATCCGACTTCTCCTCGTAACGGTACGGCTCAGCAGTAGAAGGAGGCGGGAGAGCAATGGCTACAGACATCCGTTACTCCCAAGCGTAACGTAAACGGTCAGGCATGTAAGACTGTGACCGCCAACGAGACGCGTTGCGAGAATTCAACCGGAGAGGCTGCGGAGCCGGAGTGTCCTCAAACCGTGCCCGCAGATTATCCAACTCGCCTTGGAACAGGGCAAAATACTGGTTCGCCATCCCAGCATCCTCCTGCTGTTGATAGGAACGGTAAAGCGCATACAGCGACAGCACATTGTCGAACGGATCAGGCCAATCCGGTGTATTAGCGTCTGCTATGGCGGTGCGATACACCGCCGTGTTGCCACCAAACTCGACAGCGTTCCGGTAACCGCGCACTGTCACAGTCTTCACACTGGACGGGGTGGGGTACAGGCGGACAGTGTCCTCCCAAAACGCCCAATACCACGGATCGCCTGTGGTGATGGAAGCCAACGGGTAGATGATGTCGGCGTCGTCGTAGCCGATGAACTCCAACACATGATTGTCGGTTTTTAGGGCCGCTATCTCACGCAACCCCACGTTCTTCGGCGCAGACGCACCAGAGAAAGTCACTCCGTCGTGGGTGAGACTCATGTTGGTTCCCACAGCAGACATCGTGTAGTCCTTGGTGGATGCCACAGTCGAAAACGAGGTGGCAACCTCGTAGAACGGCCACCGTTTCTCCGAATACACGATGAGGTCGTATCCCTCAGCGAGTATCGTGTTCATGGTGGAGTCGGTGATGTCGTTGGTTGTTATGTCAATAATGTTTCTGACATAACTACGCATGTCGCTGAGTTGCAACACAGCCCCCTATTCGTCTACAGGTTCGGATACCGTCTTTTCAGATGGTGCCGCCACAGGAGGCTCATGTGGGGGGATGGGGTTTACGCGATGTACACGCTGGCCGCGTCTGACGACGTGACCTTCGGGGTTTAGCGTCTTATAGTTACCCGCAGGTTCATCTGCGGGGCGCTGTCCCCGTTTATATGCGTACGCAAAACCCCGTGCCATGATGCCTCCCGTGGCGACGAACCGTCTATCAGGCCGTGGCGCCGTATATCAAACCCTGACGTGCACGGTTGCTGCATGTCAAGTTGCCGTAGACCAGCAACTGTGAGAACACAGCGTCCTGATTGGTGGGACGTACGAACGGTGTCGGCTTAAACCAGACATCGCTGTGAGCCACCAGTTGCAGGTATTTAGTGTTAAGGAACAGCATCTGACCAGTGGAGCAAGCCCCATCAAAGGTTACAGGTGCGCCCTTGAACAGCAGGTTCTGGAACCCGCCATCAGCCACATCGGTATCAGTGTACCGGATCTGGCCTTCCAACAGCGACTCGTACTTCTCGTACAGAGTCTGTGTGGTAATGATGATTGTCGGCTGGTCATTACCAACCGAAACGGTGTTGTACATGTTCGCCATCGTAAGTTGCGTCAAAGCGCCACTTTCGTCGACTTCAGAGGACTTCCACCAACTGTTGCCAGCACCAAGCGGATCAATTCCACCAAGGCTCACGCCCGTTCCACCGACAATAAGCGCTAGACCATTCCAGTCTTTACTACTGTTGCCGGTGCCATCAGCCCAGAACATAGTGTTCATGTTCTCAATGATCGTCTCCTGCGTCTGGAAGATTTTGCCTTCCAACAGGTCGATGATCGCGGCTTCGCCGTTATTCTTGGCTTCTTCAATACCGCTGATTGTTACAGTGGCAGCATACTGTTTCCAGTCGTACTCAGCGGCAGAAATACCGGTCTGAGCCGTCACGTCAATAGTATCTGTACCGCTGTATGATGCAGCCGTACTGTTTGTCCCATAGATGATCGGGACGATAATCTTCGCACCACCTGAAACACGCCGAATAGTCTGACCGTTTGTCAACGCATAGAACAATGGTCGTGCGCTGAAAATGTTGTCAGTCAGTTTCGGGATGTAGTTATACAGGGTGGTGGAGAGAATCTGATCAAAGTTGCTGTTACCAGCCATATGTTCTCACCTCACTCCATGTTTATGAAGCAAGTTCCCGCTTAGCGTTCTCAAAGGCCTCACGAATACTCGTGGGCTTCAAAATTGCCTTCCTTGAGGAACCAGCCTGCTTCGAGCCTGACGGCTCAACCACACTGGCATCACGTTTGGCCTCTAAACGACTCTGTTCCTGTTCCAACTTCTCTGCCTTCGAAGCAATCGCATTGTACCGCATATGTGTAATAGCGGCTTCCAGATTGCCTATTTTGTTTCGCAGGGCGTGTTGAAACAGTTCCTTCTCGTTAAAGTCCCCGTACTTTTCCTTAAGGGCGAAAACCTGTTTCTCTAATGCTTGCCTTTTATGCAACTGGTCGTAGCCTTTGACGCGGCCCTCTAGTTCGGTGATGCGTTTAGAAGTCTCACTGTCTGATTCCCACACAGAATCCAATGTTTCGTCATCTGTGTCGGAGGACGATGAGATACCAAATGCGTCACCAAGAGCCTTCAATGTCTGCTCCGGATTTGACTCCAGAGACGACACTATCGCCTCAGCCTGTTCTAACCGTTGCCTTTCAGATGCCAACTCCTGCGTCTTACGGGTGTAATCCGACTGTCGTTGGTATCCGTCCCGAAGTTCTTTCAGACTGACCTGCTCTTCTACGCCGTCCACCTTGATGGTGTACGACCCGTCGACAGGTTCCTGTTGAACCTCAACTGAAGAATCTGGGCTATCCGCATCCGCGGTTCCCGCAACATCTTCTGCCATTATTCTGTTTTCTCCTCGGAGTCCAAAGGGTTGCTCCTACTAGACAGCCTCAAACTGTCCCACTATTGATTACCTATCTGGGGTCTGAATGACAAACCCATCTGATTTTGGAGTTGTTTCATCAACTCCGGCGGTACCGGTGGCCCGTTAGGCCCACCTGCAGGCATTCCGCCCGCTGGTACCCCACCCGGCAGTCCCTCCGGAGCGCCGCCGCCTTCAACGGCGGCACCCGGCATGGGTTGCTGCATGATGAACTTGTCCGGGTCCTTGACCGCGAACGCGTGCTGTAACACGTAGCGGGCCAACGCCGTCGGGTCAATAACCGTTCCCACCAGCGGAGCCATGGCCTGCATCATTTCGACTGCCTGCCGCTTACGCACCGTGTCATTAATCGGCTGAGTAGAACCCGCCTCAACGCTGAAATCGAATTCGCCAACAATGTCATCGCGGGCATACTTGATAAACATGTCCTGCGGGCCACGTGTCGCAACACGCGCCATATGTTCACCAGTCATAAACTGTTGCATAACCTGTACGACCCGACGGGCCACATGTGCAATAGCAAGTTCCACAGTCGCCAACTTCTCCGCCACCCGCGAGTTCCCAGCATCAGCAATAATGCTGGCCTCAGTAGCGGTGCGACGGATCTCCGGCATCTGACCGCGTGCGTACTCAGAAACGCCACTAACCGTGTTAATGTCCTCTTCGATAATCGCAGAGAAGTTGTATATATCCGCCGACAGCGGAGTTTGCGGCATCGGAATAACAACCTCTGACAGCGGCTTGTTCTCATCCACCACCGGCACCAACCGGCCATCCTCATCCGATTCCAAAGCCTCCCGGCCCTCAGGACCAAACGAACGCTCATGGAACAGGTACTTGCGGGCGTAACGCTTCCGGGCATTAACCAACTGTGAACGGGTCTTATCCAACTCCAACTGAAGCGACTCAATAGACTCCAAGTCGCCCATCGGATAGAAATAGTCCGGCACATCATAGTTGCGCATCATCACAAACGGCTGACCGTACGCATACGGCATCGGAGCCGGTTCTACCAGAAATTCGTCCCCCGACTGGGGTACGACCGCCATCGTATTGTTCACAATGTCATAGAATTCGAAGACAACCGTCCGTTCCTCTTCTATCAAATACTCTTCCTGCTCCTGACGGTCAGAGGGAGCAAACAGGGGATTCAGTAGAGAATCTGCGCTCAGATTCCTCCGCGCCGACGCCTTGTACCGCTTGTCCTTCTTCGCCTCCTCCAAAGAGCGCACAATGCGTTGGGCCACCCATTTGGCGTCCTCCATGCACGTAGCCTCCGGGTCTATGAACACGTCAAACGGGGAGACACGGTCCACAAACGGCTGATCCTCCACAACCGTCATAGCCGTAGTAGGCACATCGCTCGCAATCCGCTCATTATCCGGCAACTCGCCTGCCATAAACGGCTGCTCCTGAGCCAAGACATTCATCTCCTGCACAGCAGTTTGGAGCATCTCATCGCGCTCCGGTTCCCCCAGTGTGCGCTCCTGCTCAACAAACTTCCAACCAACCTTGATCCAAGCATGGCCAAAGATCAGAAAATCTTTGACAGCCCGCTGAAACGGCTTACGGAAATCGTGGTGACGCCACAAATAGTTGATGACCGCTTCCACAAACGTGGCACGGTCTTGGTTCTCCTCCGTGTTGGGAGAAACCACAACCTTCGGATAGTTCACCGATATGGACGGTGCGATCACATTAATAGTGCTGAAAGCCAAATTTACTGCAACCAAATCCTCTTTGATCGCCGTAGTCCTCGGCCAATGCTTCCCACGGTACAAGTCGTTCATGCGACGCCACAGGTCATCATAACCCATTTCGTCACGCCAACGGGCAGCACCCTCCAACTTGCGTTGGATTATCTCATATTTCTCAGCACGCGTCTTACGAGCCACTAGAAATACGCCCTATCCGATAGTCGTTCAACCTTACGCCCCTGAGAAACGGCTTCCCGCTCAGCCTTACGACCCCGCTCCTCGCGGCTCAAATGCTGTTCATCAGGCGGCAACTGGGCACGGTAACCGCGACCAGTATCCACCATCAAACCTAATAGCCGATGCCGACGAGTCCACAACTCGTCAATTTCGGCAGCAGGAACAGTCCCACGCACCTCTATGATATAATCACAGAAATCTTCGTAGGATGCCTCCCGGGGGAGGATAGCCATGGTTACGGACGCTTGGTGTGCGGAGCCGCGTTATGGCCCCTCAGTTTCGGCTGCGGCTTCGCAGGCTCAACCTTACCAGTCTGCCCATGCTGATTGAATGGAGTCTCACGCACGTCAAGTTCGCCGTAGCCGCCAGTAAAGTGGGCGTACTCCGGGCTGTCCAAACGCTGCTTCGGAGAATTGGGAGCCGTAGGCTTCCAAATCGGGTTGGTCACAACGGACCCACCGCGCTCCATCTTGTCGTTCTGGCCCTTACGACCGTCCACGGTTTCCGTACCGCTCGTAAATGCCACAAAATTCTTTGCCAAGGTAATAACCTCCAATAAAGCCTCTCAAGGCTATGTTCAGACTGTCCCACGCACTGTGTGTGCGCCGATCCTCCAATCCTGTGTTTCATCAGGTTTGACCATGCGGGCGAACCAATCCACTGTCCAATAGTCGTCCACCTTCGGCGTGAACTCGGGCATAAACGCGTACTGGCGCATCTGATTCGCCAACGCCAACGCCATAACCCGGTCATCGTGTGGGGAACCACTCATCGAACCACGCTCATTGCGCTTGTATGTCCTCAACTCGGCCAAAGTGTACTGGTCGTGGATCGTCAACTCGCCCGCCCGCAAAGCCATACCCAAATCGTCAATAAGCAACGGTTTCGTGGTACGTGTCGTCTTCCAACCAAACTCTAAAGAAACCTTCGTAATAGAAGTATTTAGGGTACGCTTCCGGAAAAGGTTCGGATGTCCCACATGCCGCAACTGGGTGATCGTCGTCAACCCGTGGTTGTTTGATTCCACACAGGTGAGGGCATCGTTGTACCACAAAGTCAACATGTACACTTCGTGCGCCAAAGTATCGGGGGGAATGTGGCCGTGCCAGACAGCGACCTGCTCCCCGCTGCGCACATCCAATATTTGGGCGCAAGAATAGTCGCCGTGGACAAGCCCCTCAGCAGTATCCACTCCCATACAATACGCACGACCCATAACGGGTTCACGCCAAACTGTGAGCATCTTTACGCCATTCCACTACCCGTTTATACGGCTCCCACAAATACCCGGCCTGTCCCGGCTCAACCTGCATATTCATCTGTTCCAACACATCCAAGTCAAACACCGGGTTACCCGACTTGATAAACGCCTCCTCAGGGGTTGTCGGATACTCCTGAGCCAACTGCCACGACAACATCGAATCCTTCTTCGACTGATACCATGCCTCATCCCGATTCTCCGCAGCGGACCACGGAAAAAACATTGGCATAAACTGGTTCGTTCCCGTCTCCGACCCCACCCACAGTTGATGAAAGAAATTGCCCGACCCGTTCGCCGTGCTCAAACCGATGATACGCCCCCCCACGTCCGCAACCGGTTCTATTGAAGCCCACGCCTCCTCAGGGTTCGGCAGGAACGCCCACTCGTCCACAACCACCAGCGAAGCCGACTCGCCACGTGCCGGATCAGACGCCGACGGCATCGAAGTAATCATGCTGCCATTATCAAACGACATCTTCTGCTGATGCTCCACCAGCGACTCCGGGCCACGCTCCAACATCCAACCCGGCATGTGTTGAAACCCGTACTTCGACTTGCGCAACAACAACACCGACTCGCGCTCAGTTCGGCTCAAATCAACAATGTTCTGATCCGGTTTAAAAAACGCCAACCAGAACTGGTGTGCAGCAACCAACGTCGTCCAACCAATCTGACGGGCCTTCAAAGTCAAACTATACCGATGCTCCCTCCATTGATCCAACGCCTTCCACTGGGCGGTGCGCAACTTGAACAGAATCTTCCCATGCGCCGGATGAGCAATATACCAATAGTTTTCTAAAAAATATCTTTCATCAAGCGTGCACCGGCGCCACTCGGCTTCACGTTGAAGTTCAGTCAAACGGCCCATCTAGTTGTGTACCCCCCCGGGAGGGGTACCGCCCCAATGTGGACCACCAATTCGCGTACTCAACCCCAACGGGGTAGCCCGACGCTCTATCTCCCACAACGCCACCCTCAACTCCTCCGGGGTTATGATACCCTTGGACGCTTGACGGCTCACTGCTTCTATGGCCTTCAAAACGTCCTCCGGCACAGACATGCCACCACTAGACCGGTACAGCGCAGGATCCCCCATTCCTCTACGCGGGACTCCCTCTTGCGGTATCCACTGCTTGCGCTGGAGCGTCTCGGCCTGCTGGCGCGCCGTTCTCTCAAACTGCTGAGTCTGTCCCGTTCTGTGTCGCATTATTTGCTCTGGACGAGCCAAACGACCCGTTGCACCACCATACGTCGTCAACGCCACCAACGTCATCAACACCAGATTACGAATCTCGTTAGCCTGTTTCCTGCGCCCCTCAGCCTCCTCCCGGGTCTGTATGCCACGCCCCGTCTTGACGTACTCCCCCGACTGGAAAGCCTCCAACAGCAGGCGATCCATTTCAGACTCCGGGTTGCGATCCTCGTCAGTCAAACGGCCCATCAACCAACCTCAATGAAAATGCATTCACCGGGACAATCCTCCGCCGACTCGACAACAGCGTCAAGCAACTCCTCCGAAAACGTCGCCGTACCCG